AAAGCAGTCAGTAATCAGCAGTCAGCGGTTAGCTAATGGCTGAAGGCTGATAGCTACTAGTTTGATTTTTGAGTTTTCGGCATTGTTTAGTATTTCCAATTTAGGATTTACAGTTTTGCTGTACGGTGCTTACGGGGCTCCAATGGTCAACCTCTGCTGATAGAGCCACTGACGAAGGCTGAGGGTGGTCTGGATATCGAGTACCCGGTACTTCTTGGCGGAGATCCCGCAGCGGGTATCGGTTATAGTGATGACGTCGTAGAGCTCCTGGCCGCAATTAACGGGTACGGTTATTTGACCCCCCTGGGTTCGCAATGACTCCTTCCTGAGGATAGCGTCGGCTCTCTCCTGGGCCCTGGCGGCTGATTGAAGGTTGGGGTCATAGGATTGTTCTAAGTTATCAATACCGAGTTCTAAGTTAGGCCAATCGAAAGCGTCTTGAACGATGCGGTTGTCTTCATCATCCCTTCCGATGGCTCTTGCCCTGGTTAATGAGACGGCTTCGCTATACTCCCCCTGGAGAATGACGTGGGCTGCTCCATAGGAGTACGAGCTCGCCTCGTCGTCCCGGAGGTCTTTGACATAGGCTTCATTGCCATCGAATATGAGGCTATCGGGGATAAACGAAAGGATGCGTCTCAGCGCTGCGTCTCCCGTGGTCCCTGGCTGGATGGTGAAGTCGGGATAGAGGTTATCAACCGCTGAGCTCTTAGGGACTCCCCCTGGGCTGGTGAGGTTGATTCCCCACCTGCAGATAATCTCCTGGATGATCTCCCACACCCTCTTATCGGCTGGCCAGCGCATCTGAAAACGGGCGGTCCACTTATCGGCCAGTCCCCAACCGTCCAGGCAGACCAGAGTGAGGGTTGACATGTTGGGGGTGGAGGAATACTCCCAGGAATCGATCCAGTACCTTCCGACCTCCACCGCCTCATCACCGCTAGGGGTCTTGTATCCTAGCTTCAAGACTACTTCGCTTCGCTTCGCGGGGGGGGTGGAGTATTGGGCGGAGCTGTTATCTAATTCAATAACGAGATTGCCACGCTCCGCTCGCAATGACAAAATGTCCTGGGTTAGATCTAGCGGGGTTCCTGCTGCTCGAGGGGCTCTCCACACTCCGTCGGGTCGTTCCAGCCACCAATAATCGGATGTTGAGGATGTTCTAAGTCCAAAGTTCGAGGTTATGTTCAAGAACGGCTTGGGCTCGGTGAAGGCCATGGAGCTGAAGGCTGAGCCTGTGACAGAATGACAGATTAACGGCATGGTATAGGCGGTTGTTCCGGAATACTTTTCCACCGCGGTGAGCTGAGTATTCTCATAGTCCTGGACTGATGCAGGGTTGTGGCAATCGGGGTACTCATAGGTGATATCCTCACCTGCAGGTGAAGTGATGAACGGTTCTACATCTGAGAATGTGTAGGTGTTATCGAACTGCTGCCGGTAGAGGCCATAAAGGTTATAAGGATCTCCCGCCTCCAGGGCGGCGATGACGATATCGACATGGTCCGGGGTATAGCTGGCTCCGATGCCTAGGGTAGTAGAGAAGGGATGATTAACGCTGCCCAGCCAGGTATGCTCGGTAGTGGACTGGTCTGAGGAATCTAAAACGATGCCGTTCTGCTGTCCTGCCTTTACTGCAAAGCAAACGACGATGTTTCCCGTTCCCCACCACGCGGCGGCCATAGACAGGACATCGGCATAGTCCACGAGCTGGGCATTGTTCCAGCTCTGGCCATAATCATGGCTGTAGTACTTCCACAGGACGTTTCCCGTGGTCCGGTAGAAGATGTAGACCCTGGCGCCATAAGCTGCGATGGCACACGGTCCCTGGCAATCCGCAGCTAGCTGCGTCCACTGGGAATAGTCTGAGTTCTCATCGGGGCTGGTGACCTTCTGCCGGTACAGTTTATTGTCGGCAGCTGCCCTGATGCGGTGCATGCTGCCCTGGCCGTCGAAGGCGATGCCGTGGTGGTTGTCGGGCTCTGAGCCTTCATAAAGTCTTTCCCAGGACAACCTCTTGATGCCCTGGTCGAAGTCGTAGACCTTGGCCTCGACATAGGGACGGCGGTCGGGTTTCTTCTGAGCTGCTGTTAAGGTCCCTGACAAATCCTTCATTCTACATCTTGTGGGTCAGCTCCCAGGATCTGTAAAATTCCTTTCAACATATAGTGTCACCAAAATATCACCTGGATTAGCCTGGCGATGGCGAGCCAGGCAATGACGGCTGCCGCTCTGCCGCCCAGGTAATAGTGATGCTCGTTCTCAATACGGAAGAAGTAATCCTCTTTCATCGGGTGTCGTGCTGGCCAGGGACACAGGACCTCGAAGAATCCGACGAGGAAGGCATGCCACTCCTCGCTGGTGCTGAACAGCTCTTTCAAGCTAATCCCTGCGAAAAACGTGCGAGGGCGGGCCTTCGAGTTCTCTTCCGTAGTATTCATCATCTTTAGCCTTCAGCGTCTCCCTTCTTTGCTATGTGCCTTACCGTCCTTTCGCCGAACCACCACAGGATGACCGTTCCCGCCAGGGCTAAGAACCAGTCCGGAGCATTGATCCTCTCGACGACGACCTGGGCGATTACGGCAGCGAAGATAACGGTGACAATGGGGCGTGTGGCCTTCCTGAAGGCATCCCCTAACTCTGAGCTAAAGTTGCCCTTAGAAGTTGATGCTGGCGGGGTCTTTGGGTCCTGTTCCGTAATATTCATCATCTCTAGTCCTTCTCAGGCCTGATAAATCAGGCAACTACAATGTCGTTTATATCAGGACTCCCAGGGTATCGGGGACTGGCTTATCGGCCTTCTGGTAATGTCGGGCTAAATGACGGGCTGCCGAGATGATATCCTCAGGGTCGGCCTGCACCCTCTCCCCCCGGTAACCGCCTCTTGATAGGGCTGCTACCGCTGCCGGCATGCGATCCCAGTCCACGGTCTTCTCGATATCGAGCCTGCCCCTCAGGGCTCTGAAGATCTCCCTGGTATGATGAGGAAGCTTCCAGGTCTCGGGGTCGTCGGGGTCTCCGACGATGGCGAAGGCTTCTTTGGGTAGGCCTTCTTTGGTGATGTCTTTGCTCATTGGTTCCTCCTTTTGAGATTGCTTCGTCGCTTTGCTCCTCGCAATGACACGGGTGAGTGCTTGTTTGACTTTGCTCATTTAGTCCTCCTTATCCCAGTTTGTAGACTGCCATATTGGTATGTGCTTCTGTGCCCCTAAGCGATAGGGGGCTGGTATACATATGTCCCGCTCGCAAATCAAGGTAGTCGTTCTCATCGAGAGATACGATGGTAGCGAGAGGCATTGTGAGGGTGTCATAGTTTGATGCGTGATAGTTGTTAAGGCAATTGAGGTCGTTGTTCTTGTATAAAGCAATTTTGAACCTGTAGCCAGTTACGCAGCTTATCCACCTGGCTCGGGCAATAACGAGATATCTCCCTGGTGTGCTGGCTACATATCTGTAATTTGTGGTGTCCCATTCGTTCTGTATGTCGTAGCTTATACCAGAAAGCTGTATCAAATAATTGTCACCGCCCCCGTCGATTGACTGATTGGAGGGAAGGTAACCCCGAGCTGCTGACTGTTTCGGTAGGTTCCGTATGCCATTATTGTCCAGGTCGAACGCCTCGACGCCGGCCACGCCCATCCTGACGTGGTCTTCGTCTGCGTTTTTCTCAACATCAATCCAAGTATCGCCGTCGGCGTCCTGGATCTTGCTTCCGCCTCCCCCTCCTGAGCTCCCTGCTGGCCAGGAAGCTACGATGCAAGCATCCCTGGGATTTCCTCCGGGTATGGCTACCAGGACATAGTTGCCGACTACCATGGCAGAGGATGGGATAGAGACGGAGACAGAGATATTATCCAGGTAAGTTGTCAGGGAGCCGGCGAGCTGCACACCCGCCGTGTGGGTCTCGCTGTCGAAGGTCTTCAGGAGGCCGAGCTCTAACATAGTTATCAGCCTTCGCTAAAACAAATTCCCCTGGGAGTCAACCATGCCTTCGTAACCGCACCATTTGCATTTGGCATGGATGTTACAACCATCCCAAGACTGAAAGTCATAGCCTACAAAGTATGAGTGCCATCCTAACTTGCAACATAACCTTTTAAAAAGAGCTTTCATTCGGTGTAGAACTCCTTTGAGATGACACGGCTCTTGAGGGCTTTCAGCTTCTTCTCATAGCGGTCAAGCCTCTCTTTCCCCCACTTCAGGAAGTTGATGGTGGCCCACTTGCCGGCGATGGTGGCTTTGTCAACGGTATAGACTGATGCCGATGTCGCCAGATATCCGGTAGCTCCCAGGACGATGATCTCCTCGAACTGGCTCGGGATGGTGGATGATTCGGCATCGAGGGTGTGCTCCTTGTACCACCTTACCCGGGCATCGCTACCGTCGCCTTCGTCGCTCATCTGGATGGTATCCTGCCAGAGCCAGAACGTCTGGTAGTAACTGGGGTTCTGTCCGATAGGGAACTCAACGGACTCCACACTGATAAGTCCCTCGAGGCTGGAGATATCGATATCTCTTGAGCTCTCCACGGTAGCGATATCGTCCTGCTGCTGTATGGGCTTTACCAGGGAAAACTCCATGACCACCCTCTCGATGGCTCCGTCCACCTGGTCGTTGGTCCAACGATAGTTAGCCTCGTCTTCGTTCTGGAGGTCCTCACGGACTCTGGCTCTCATTTCAGTTAGGTTCATAGTTTCACCCTCTCCCTAACCCTCTCCCGTCAAGGGAGAGGGGATAAGAGGGAGGGGGAGGTACTGGTCCCCCTCCCCCAGCGCAGGAGGTTAAAATGTGGCTTGCTGGCCGGTGCGATCCTTCTCGTTCCGGACCAAGAGGACTTGTGTGGCTGGTTCATCAATAACCAGCGTTTCAGTGGTGCAAACGTTGCCTGCTGTATCAACACTGTGTGCACAAACCGGGATACAGAACAAATGGGCCGTATCCTCTCCTGAAGCCCGCGGGCCCGCGCCAGCAAGTTCATTTAACCTCGCACCCCCGTCATCATGGCCGCTTTTACGTTGGAAAAGAGGGCAAGCGACACATACCACTTCACCCTGGTCCTGGTGGCGTCCTTGGTCTCCAGTGAGCCAAGCCGTTCCACCTGGAGCATTTCGGGGCTCGATAACCCACACACGCCACCCTCGCCCATCTGGAAGGCGAAGATAGCCGAACAATCGGTCGACGTGCCGACGGTGTAGTCGTCCTTCACCCAGTCATTGACGGCTATCGGGATGCCGTTATACATCTGGACCTGCTCCATGAACCGCCCTGGCCGGGTCTCAAGGATGTTTCCCGACGCTCTGATAAGGGATTGGAGCTTCCTGCGGCTCCTCTTGCTCATCAAGAGCAAGTCTGGCTTACCGCCCCTGACCAGGTCGATGAGCTTATCCAGGTTGTCTAGGCTGAGGGTCGCACCGTTGGCTCCCGTTCCCAGCCAGTGACCGTATTTGCAGGTCCACGTCACCTGGTCGTCAACAACGGTGGCTCCCTCCTGGGTGGGCCAGGTAGGCTCGGTAGTGGCATGAGTCTTTTTATCGCCGGCTGACGCCGTGCACTCATACCGGAAGCCGTTCTCGAGGCCTTCGGTGGGGACAACGATATCTCCCACCGCTGTAACGGTGTCGGCTACCCAGGCTGTGTCCGAAAGCAGGACGTACAACCCTGAGGGCTGGTTCGAGGATCCTGATCCGTTCAAGAAGGCGTTCTCAAACTCATGCTGGACCGCCTTGGCCTTCTGCTCGATGACGGCAACCTCAAGGTCCTGGATGTTACTCCTGGTTGACTTGAGAAAGTTGTCGACGTCGGCGTCTCCGCCAAGGATCTGAAGGGTAGCGGTTACCTGCTCGAACTCGGGCTCTGACTGAGTCCATGTACCGGTAACAGGCGCGTACCACCCCACGCTAGGCAGCGTCTTTTCACGGTTGTACTTGAGACTGTTGCCCACGATCTGGATGAAGGGCAGCTCCTGCAGTATAGGGCTGTCCTTGATTATGGTCTCTATGATTCCTTTAAGAAGGATATCAGTCGAGAGTTTACTTGCTTCGTCTAAAGATATGCTCATAGTTCCTCCTTGTTAAGCCTGATAAATCAGGCAACTACTCCTCCTTTTTGTCGAAGTCCAGCGGCGATCATCTCCTTATTGGACATCCCCTCGGTCGATTCGCTCCTGGTTGGAGCTCCAGCGGGGACTTTGGCTGCGGCAGCTTCGGACTCCAGGGTCTTCTTGACCGCAGCAACCAGGACTTTGCCTTTCTCGACTGAAGAGTCGATCTCAGCGATGGTCTCGCCTGAGATCATGTCCTGGGGGACCTGGGGATTGGAGGCTTTGGCCATGCCGAGGTACTTGGAAACGGCCTCGTCCCTGGCTTCCTTCACCGATGCGAGCTTGGCGAGCTTGGCGTCCTTCTCGGCCATGGCTTCCTCCAGGGCGTACTTAGCCTTCTGCTCCTCGTCGAGCTGAGCTTTGATAGCGGCGATGTCCTCGTTCTGAGTTTCTGGAGTTCCTTGAGTTTGTTGAGTTCCGGTTTGTGGGTCCTCTTGGGTCTGGTTACCTTCCATTAATTCCTCCTTGTCTTAGGGGTTAGTGGCTAGGGGCTAGGGACTAGTCCCCAGTCTCCAATCCCTAGATTTGAGTTATCATTCAAGCACTTCCATCTCCGCGGCAACCGCTCTCTCTCTCGCTCCGCCACGTGTGGACGCTGCCCTAAACTCCTGATTCATTTTCAGGATCTTCTCCCTCTCCTCAAGCCACCTGGTGAACTCCTCGTCGGGGTCGATAATCCCCATCTCGTCCATGGCCGTCCTCCTGGAATGGACTCCCGCCTGGACGAGGAGCTGCTCGTTCTGAGCCTGACGTTGGGTGTCGGTCGGAAGGATCTCCCCCCACACAACACGGTGGGTAATGCCGTCAAAGTTCTCGTTCATATACCTGGCTGCCAGGCAAAGGACCATGTCGGTTCTCTGGTGGTAGGCGTTTGTCCTGATGGTCCTTTTCCTGGTCACCTTCTGAATTAAACTCCCGAGCTCAACCTGCATCGCTGCACCTGATAAGTCCCTCTCGGTGCCGCCGTATGCTGCTCGGGGTGTCTCGGAGATATCGTGAAGGCAGCGATAGATCATGTCGATGTAGTCGATATGCAGCCTGATGCCGCCCCCCTGGAGCAGGTCTAACAGGTAAGCCTTGGCATCCTCGGGTATGGTCCACACCGCTCCCGGCTGGACCTGGATATCCTCTGATGAGCCGATGTTCTCCAGGACTGCGATGGGATTGCCTGACAGCTCCAGGATCCGGGACAACTGGCTGACCGCCCGGTTTAACTCCCGCTGCGGCTGTTTAAGTGAGGGGATATCCGAAGTCCCCCAAAACTGCTTAGGCTCCCTGAGGTTGGGGAAGATGATGAATGGGATGAAGCCGTAGGGGTTGGGCTTTGATTGAATGCG